ACATCAGATTAAATTCAAAGGTGAATTGGAATGCGATCTAAAGATTGTTGCAGTTGAAGAGGGTACTGGTAAGTATGCAGGTATGCTCGGTGCAATTATCTGCGAGTCTGCTGATGGAGTTGTAAAGGTCAATGTTGGATCTGGATTTAATGATGAACATCGCAAGCAACTTTGGAAACAAAACTTAGTTGACAAAATTGTCGCAGTGAAGTATAATAGTCGAATCAAAAACAAAGCTGGAGAAGAGTCTTTGTTCCTCCCAATCTTTGTAGAAATTCGTGATGATAAAGATGTTGCAGATAATGCAAAGGCGATTAAATGATACTTGAAATGTGTTCTTCACAGAAACGATTGTTCAATCCAAAGAACAGAAAAGATATTGCAGACTATAAAAGATTTTTACAAACTGGTGCATGGGGACATGGTGGTTGTCCGTTCTTACTAGTCTTTCCATACACAACAATCCCACACATGATTCAAGATAAAATTATTCATAATGTTTTAGGAGTTAACAATGAGAAAAGTCGCGATTAATCGTTGCTTTGGTGGCTTCGGTCTTTCTGATGAAGCCTTCGAGAAACTACTGGCTCGTAAGAATGTTACATTCGATAAAGTAAAAGCAGAATCTGCTTTGCTAGGTACAAATTATTATCAAGCAGGTCACGCAGGTGACAATGATTATTACATTAGTTCTTATGAATACACTGAGGATCGTTCAGATCCAGATTTGATTGCTGTCATTGAAGAGATGGGTGATGCAGCAAATGGTTGGGCAGCAGAAATCGGTATCGTTGAGATTCCTGATGATGTGAAGTGGCACATCGATGAATATGATGGTATTGAGCATGTCGCTGAAGACCATAGAACTTGGGGTTGATATGTATGATATAGAAGAAATTAGATTGAGTCGTGCACTTGGAAGAGTCATTGAAGAAGAAATTCGTAAGGGTAACAAACTTCCTGATGAGGTTCTTCGTGCATATGAAGAATTGTACCGACATTGGCAATGGCAAATGACTAGGGAATTATCGTGAGAAAAGAACTTGATGAAGCACTGTGTGCAAAATATCCTCTGATGTTTAGGGATCGTAATGCACCCATGACACACACCGCTATGTGCTGGGGTTTCTGTTGTGGTGACGGATGGTATCATCTAATTGATACTCTCTGTGCGCATTTATATTCAGATTACAATCAAGCAAAAGATCGTTATGAGTATGCCAAAGAATGTTTGGAAGACAATACCAAACCCACATTTGGTAAGCCAATGACAGCTGATGAAGTTGAAGTGCGTCGTCTTAAAATGGAAGAAGAAGCAGAGCGAGTACCTGTTGTTGTGCAGGTTAAAGAAAAGTTCGGTGGACTTCGATTCTATGTTCAGGCTGCAACTGATAAGCACTATAACTATATCTCATTTGCTGAGAGTATGAGTTATCGTACATGTGAAGAATGTGGTGCTCCAGGAAAACGATATACTGATGGATGGCATCGAGTCCTCTGTGACATTCATGCTGAGATGGAAGGACGTGGTCAGGAGAATGAAGATGATTTGGAATAAAGAAGATATCGATAAGATCGATGAGAAACTGAAACAGCTGATTGTTTCAGCTGGTGTTACTGAATATCATGAGAAGGCTCCAAGCTACATCTTTGGTAAAAACTGGACTGATGAGTTGCGTATTAAAAATGGATACGCAGAAGTAGATGGTGTTTGGGTTCAGAAAGAATCAGTTGAAGATTATTGGAAAACAAAGATAAACGATATTCATTCTATCTTGAGAGAAAAGAATCGTCTTTCTGAAGAACTTTCTTTGATGAGAAAAAGAAACAGAGAGATGGAATATGGTCTTCGAGTGGCTGAAAAGTCTTTGAGGAATGCATTGGCTATGACTAAGGAGATGCTAGATGAGTAAGTATGTATTGGTTGAAACTATTTCTCAGTATCGTATGCGTTATGTGATTGAAGTACCACTTGATCATAATGAACGTGAACATCCCTGCACTGCTATTCAGTGGGCAGAGGATACTGTCACAATGGAAGAAATGAAAGAGTTTTCTCAGAAGTGGCTTGGTGAAACTATTATTAGTTCTCATGAAATTCTACCTGAGCACATCATTAAACTCTGCAATGAGGACAATGATTATTGTAATGGTAAGCATGGTGAACCATGGAGTGATAAGAAAAAGATGGAAGTCTTTGTTACACCAATCGGATACAAAGGTGAGTGATGTTTATTTTTGATGTAGAAACATTGGGAGTTGAATCCAATGCTGTCGTTCTATCGGCAGCATTGATTCATTTTGATCCAGAGAAAAGACCAACATATCAAGACTTAATAGACACTGCATGCTTTGTTAAGTTTAATGCTAAGGAACAATTGGATGTAGGTCGTACTATTTCTAAATCTACACTTTCGTGGTGGAAAGATCAACATGATTATGTAAAGCAAGTATCTTTGGAACCCAGTCGTGATGACATGACTGTGAACAATGGTCTGTTGAAGATTTACAAGTACATGGGACAATATCCTGATCAATTTAAACAGACTATGTGGGCACGTGGGTCATTAGACCAGCTTGCAATTGATTCCTTGGCAGTACAATTTGGCTTGGAAGAAATTACAGGGTATAATATGTGGAGAGATGTGAGAACTGCAGTTGACATTTTGTATGGAACTACAAATGGCTATGTAGATGTAGATCATCCTCTATTCAAACGACACGAAGTGATTAAGCATCATCCAGTCCATGACTGCGCACTGGATGCGATGCAATTAATGTATGGGAGATCAAATGCTTGAATGTATGATTATTGGTGACAGCATTGCTGTTGGTACTGCAATGGCTCGTCCAGAATGTGTGAGTTATTCTAAAGGCGGATGGAATAGTTGGCAATGGAACAAGGATTACCTAGCCAAAGCATCAGCCCAACCAGTCAAGACAATTATTATTAGTCTTGGTGCCAACGACCACAAAGGTGTTAAGACTGAAGCAGAATTACGCAAGATGCGTGAAGCAGTCAAAGGACAACGTGTGTTCTGGATCAGTCCTGGAAAAGAAAGAAAACCTATTCCACAAGATGCCATTGAGCGTATTGCCAAAGAGTATGGTGATACTATTATTGATCGTCCAATGAAACATATGAGTGCGGATGGTATTCATCCTACAGGAAAAGGTTATAAAGAAATTGCAGAGAAAACTAAGTAATGGAATTCTATACTAATGTTGCACCCTATGGCGACAAGATGTTTGTCATAGGATACGATAAAGGAAGACGATACATGCGTAAGGTAGATTTCTACCCTACGCTTTTTGTCACTTCTAAGACCAAATCCAAGTGGCAGACTTTGGAGGGTACGTATGTTGATGAGATGAAACCTGGAACTATCAAAGAGACTCGTGACTTCGTTAAGAAGTATGAGGATGTTTCTGGTTTCTCAATCTACGGTAACACCAACTACGCATATCAATATATCAGCGACACTTATGATAGCGATGTCAACTGGGACATGGAACAGATCCGTGTCTTTACCATTGACATTGAGACTTCAACTGAGTCTGGTTTCCCAGATATCAGAACTGCCAATGAAGAGATTCTTCTAATTACTATCAAAGATCTTCAGACTAAAAAGATTATCACGTTTGGTGTCAAACCATACGACAATAAACGAGAAGATGTAACCTATGTTTATTGTTCTAGTGAGCAGCAATTACTCAAAGAGTTTATCATCTGGTGGCAGCAAAACTATCCAGATGTCATCACTGGTTGGAACACCGATTTCTTCGATGTGCCATATCTTATCAAGCGACTGTCACGAGAACTTGGCGAATCATTTGCTAAGAAGATCAGTCCATGGAGTTTGATCAACGAGAGAAATACATATATCAAAGGTAACGAAGAACTACACTACGATATCTCTGGTATTAGTCAACTAGATTATCTCGAACTCTACAAGAAATATACATATACAAAGCAGGAGTCATATCGACTCGACTACATCGCACAAGAAGAACTTGGTGAGCGTAAGAAAGAGAATCCTGGAACAGACTTTAAAGATTTCTATACCAATTATTGGGATGATTTCGTAGTTTATAACATTCATGACGTAGAATTGGTTGACCAGCTTGAAGACAAGATGCGTTTGCTTGAACTACATATCACCATGGCATACAATGCTAAGATTAACTTCGAGGATGTTTACTCACAGGTGCGTATGTGGGATACGATTATCTACAATCACCTACGTAAGAGAGGTATTGTCGTTCCAATGAAGGTATCCAATGGTGGTAAAGATGCACAGTTTGAGGGTGCATATGTTAAAGACCCATTGATTGGACAGCACAAGTGGATGGCATCGTTTGACTTGAACAGTCTGTATCCTCACTTGATTATGCAATACAACATCAGTCCTGAAACTCTGACACACGAGAAACTCTCTGTCACTGTTGACAAGTTACTCAATCAGGAAGTTGACACTGACTATTGTAAACGTAGAGATCTCTCATTGACTGCGAATGGTTGGTGCTATCGCAAAGACGTCAAAGGATTTATGCCTGAGTTGATGGAACAGATGTATGTCAATCGTTCCAAGTTTAAGAAACAGATGTTGAAAGTGCAGCAAGAATACGAAAAGGATAAGTCACAGAAACACCTGTTGAAAGATATCTCTCGTCTAAACAACCTGCAGATGGCGATGAAGATCGCATTGAACTCTGCTTATGGTGCGATGGGTAATCAATACTTCCGCTACTTTGATATTCGTATGGCTGAGGGAATTACTACTTCTGGTCAACTATCAATTCGCTGGATGGCGAATGAGTTTAACAAGTACATGAACAAAATCTTGAAGACTCAAGATAAAGATTACGTCATTGCCATTGATACAGATTCAATCTATCTGACCATGGAAGATCTGATTGAAAAGGTTTGTGCAGATAAAGATACTACTGGTAAGATCAAATACATGGACAAGGTTTGTGAAGAAATCTTCCAACCATTTATGGATCAGACTTATCAGAAATTAGCAGAGTATATGAATGCGTATGCTCAGAAGATGCAGATGAAGCGTGAGGTATTGGCTGACAAAGCAATTTGGACTGCGAAGAAACGCTATGTTATTAACGTACACAATTCGGAAGGAGTCCAATATGCGAAACCTAAGATCAAAGTTATGGGTTTGGAAATGGTCAAGTCGAGCACGCCAGCTGTTATTCGTGACAAACTTAAAGATTCGCTACAAGTTATTCTTGCGGGGAATGAAAAAGACCTACACAAGTATGTTACAGAATTTAAAAAAGAATTCGACCAACTCGCAGTAGAAGATATCGCATTCCCTCGTTCTTGTAATGGTGTGAAGCAGTATGCTGGTAGTCCAATCTACACAAAGGGAACACCGATTCAGGTTCGTGGTGCATTGCTTTACAATCATCATCTGAAGCGACTTGGACTTGATAAAAAGTATCAGGCAATTCGTGATGGTGATAAGATTAAGTTTGTTTATCTACGTACACCGAATCCTATTCAGGAAGATGTGATTGCTTTCAGTCAGCATTTGCCAAAGGAACTTGGACTGGAATCATACATAGATTACGACAAACAATTCGAAAAAGTATTTCTTGATGCACTTCAGATT